CGCCGACCAGGGCGGCGGGTGCTGGCGGCATGATGAAGATCTGCGGCGCGAGCACCGAGCCGGGCGCGGTCGCGTAGTTCGCGGTGTAGCCCGCCGCAGAATTCCAGTTGTACTGCGGGGCGGAACGGGCGATGCCCGCGATCTCGACGACCGTGAACGTCAGGTAATCCTCGCCCTCGCGATCGTCCTCCATCTCCTCAATCCGACAGAGCTGCGAGACGAGGCCGAGTTTTGAGTCCGAGACGTTGACGTAATCGAGCGGCTCGGCCTTGGAGAAGTCCTGGCGCGTCCGGAACTGGTACCGGTTGTTCTCGTACAGATCCGCGAGCAGGTAGAGCATCCCCGCCAGGTGCGCCGCCTGCGGGTTGGTGTAGTGGTGCCAGGTCAGCGTCGACATCAGGCGAATGCCCGTGAGCGCGATCCCGCCCAGCCCGTCGTTGACCGAGCAGTTCACCGGGTGCGGCACGTATTCGTTCGCCCGATCCACGTACTCAACGTTCACCGCGTTGTGCGTCTCGTGCAGGAACTTCGGGATCAGCTTGACGGGCGGCTCGCCGGGGTTCGGACAATAGTGGTCATCGTTGAAATCGAACACCGGCGTGAGGTTGGGCGTGTAGGACCAGTTACTGCCGTCCGCGGTCGTGGCCGACACCGCCTTCACCGCGAGGGGTTTCACATTCAGCGTCCCGACGCTGCAGAAGCACTGGGAGTTCGTGCTGTCCATGAGCTCTTTAAGCAGATCCGTCGCGGCGCGTTGGGTGTCCTCGTACGGACTGCCGAGCAGGCCGAGGCTCATTAGGTACGCCTGCCAGGTGTCCGTCGGGCCCTGCAGAGTCTGGATCCGCCCCTGAAAGCCCGCGCCTTTGAGCGGATCGGTCAGGTACTCGATCAGCACCGCCGAGAGATCGGCATCGAACATGCCGTGTGCATCGCTGAATCCGCCCGACACCGCTTCCACGGTGAGATTGGGCATGGAAGCCGACGAGCCGAGGTCATATAGCGATGAGGCGACGTAGCTAAACCCGTCATAGACGATCTGCTCGCCGGCCGGCGTGCCGGCGGGATAGCCCGACCAGACCAGCTGACTGGAGGACATGAAGCTCGAGGGCGCTGATTGCGTCGGGCTGACCGTCCACGTGGTTCCCGACCCAGCCGTGATGGTCGTGCCGGGTATGACGTTCGCGCCGCTGAGCACGGCGCCAATTTGGATGAGGCCCACGACGCCCGAGACGGTGAGAGCCGTTCCCGTGATCGAACCGGTGAAGGCCGCGCCCCCGAGACTGAGCGCCATGTTCTCCTCGGCGAGATTCGCGCTCTCGCTGCCGAGATCAATCATGGCCTTGTCGTGCCAGATCCGGGCGATTCCGTCGATCGGCCCGCGTGTCAGGAGCCCGATGAAGGCAGTCGTGTAATTCCAGGTCTTCTGACCGCTGCCGCCACCGCCCTTGCCTCCGCTCGCATCGCTCTCCGTGCCCTTGAAGCTGCCATACCAGGCGAGCATGAGTGGCACGCGCCGCCGGCCGCGCAGATAGGGCACCGCCTGCCCGTACTGGCTCGTCGACACCTGGATCCCGGCGTAGATCTCCTGTTTGATCGAATTGTTGCCGCCGCCGCCGAATAGACCGCTCATACGAACAGACTCCAGACACTGTGCCGCCGGTGGATCAACGGTCGCGGATCGTCCTTCACCACGGCGCGCGCGGGCTTGTACGCGTGCACGATCGTGCGGTCGTCGACGGTGAGGGCGCAGTGCGCTGCGTGGCGGCCGAAGTTGAACATCTGCAGGTCTCCCGGCAGGGGTTTCTCCACCTCGTGCGCGTAACGCCGGATGCCCTCGAGGAACAGCGGCTCATCCTTGTGCACGAACCACTGCGGCGAGTATTGCGGCGGCTCGAAGTATTCGATCATCCCCACGGCGGCATAGACCGCGATCGCGAAATGCAGACAGTCAGTGCCGACACCTTTAAGACACGCGCAATCGTGGAACGGGGTACCGATCCAGGAGAGCGCCTCGCGGACGACGTCCTCGCGCGTGGCGACGCGAAGACCGCTCACGGCGGCGCCTGGTAGAGATTCGGAGCACCTGGCGCGCCGTCGGGGTGAATTTCATATATGCCTCGCGTGAGGCTGAAGTGAACGCGACAAGGCGTGTGGCGTCGGAAGGATGGAGTGATCGTTGGATGCGAGAGATTGCCGTCCCATACCCAATAGACGCCGCTGCGATTTGGAGAGTCGCCCATGCGCTGTAGCGGAACGATATCCGGATATTGGCAGCCGCAGGGACAGCGACACCGGAAGTACCAGCCGCTGTCGCCGGCGCCCTCGAGGATCTCGAAGTAGCCGGGCTGATTGCTCGCGATCGGTGCGCTCGGGTCCGGCGTCTTCATGTTTTGTAGGGTCCGTAGGTATCGCGGCTCGTGGCGGGGCTGCCGATGATCTGGCCGGCGGTCGAGCCGCGGGCCTGACGGGGCGGCGTATCGGTGCCCCCGTCCAGGATGGTGGCCGGGTCCGGCGCGTACGGAACCCCGCCGAAGCGCGCGAGGTTCGCGAGCTTCGTGCAGCCGCCCAACTGCTGGCGGTCGCATCCGGGATAGACGGTGAAGGTGTCGCCGGGCACGGGGAGCGCTGAGAACGGATAGCCGATGGAGACCGCGCCGCTCGCGTGCGCGTGCGTGAGCACCGTCGCCGACTGCCCGTTGGCCGCGCCACTGGTCATCTTCATCCCGCCGAGCTCGAAGTAGTGATCCGCCTGGCTCAGATTGGTCGTGAAGTGCGACGCGTCGCCGACCGTGGCGATCGCGCCGGAGACCGTGAGCGCCGATCGCAGGAGACCGCAGCCTGGATCGTAGACCTGGTGATGGCAGCCGACCGAGACTAATGCGCGCGGCATCTGCTGAATGCCGAGCAGGCTCATGTGGTCCTCGATCGTGACGTCGACGAAGAACCGATCCGCCTCGCCACCCTGAATGGTTCCCAGAAAATAGCCGCCCGCACCGGGTGACGTATCGAGCTGCCCGCCGGTGTAAATCGGGTGGTTAAAGAACGCCTTGGACATGCGCGCTGTCGCGCCGTCGAGGAAGTGAAAGCGCGCGGCCTGGCGAATATCGTAGCCGCCGAACAGGATCGGCGCGTTCGGCGAGTCGGCCTGCGGGATCATCGCGAGCTTGACGGAACCCGCCTCCGTGCCCGCCTTCTGCGTGAGCTTGTCCCGGACCAGTGTCATGCCGGTTTGATAAGAAAACGGCCCGTCCGTGAGGCCGCCCGGCAAGGAGATCAGCACGCTGGGGAGCGCGACCTCGCCCGAGGTGAAGTGCAGCACCTGGCCGGACAGCAGCGTGATGTCCCAGAGCTCGTATTTGATGTACTGGCCGGTGGCCTGGATGGCGAGGCTCGCAACGGAGAAGTTCTTCACAGGAAGATCTGCTCGAGCGCGAGCGTCTTCAGGTCCCACAGGTGGTTCATAAACTCCGCGAAATCGAGCTGATCGTCTGAGAACTCGCACCGGTAGTAGAACGATCCGGTCCACATGAGCGGCAGGTTCAAGACTGGCGCCGAGGTAAAGGTGATCAGCCCGACCGCGCTGATGGAGTAGTCCGTGGCGCTCGCGGTGCTGCCGACGGTCGGGAGATATTTCATGGCGTTGACGCCGGCGATTATCTGTCCGCCCCAGGCCAGTACGTCGACGGTCGATGCGGCGCCGACGTCGCCCTCGAGCTGCACCCATACGTAGGTGGTCGAGGCGTCCTGGCTGGTGAGCTGGAACCGTTGCCATGCGTTCGTGACCGTGATCGTCTGCGAGGTGGGGGCGACACTACCGGCCCCATCCCCGGTGATCAGCACGAGCGAAGCGCTGGTTCCCGCATTGAGCTTCAGCCAGATGCTGCCGGTGTAGATGCCGGCGCTGACCGAGACGGCCTGATGGATCCGGCTGGCATCGCCCGCGGTGACGCCGGCGCCGCGATTGAACTGCACCCGAGTGGCGGTCGTAGTGCCATCGGGCCCGGCCGCGAAGGTCGCGGTGACTGTGGGCGCGCTCCCAGTGCCTGTCGCGTCCTTCGTCCAGGCCGCATTCGCGAGCGTCTGGGACTGCAGGCACAGATTCGTGTAACTCGCGGCGCCCAGGCGTTCGAGCGCCCCATACCCACGGTCGACGCGGATCTCAGGGGGCGAGGATATTAGGTTCTGTATCAATTCCGGAACACCCGTCTGTCCATAGGGTCCCGGATACTGATTGCCACCGTTGTAGGTCGCCATGAGCTGGTAGACGGTCTGACCGCCGGTCCCGAGCCCGAAGAGGTGGTTCTGAACGCTGTTGAAGTCCGGATCCATGAACAGGAACGTATCCGCAGCCGTGACCATGGCGCTGTAGAAGCCGAATAGCGATTTCAGGTCGCCGTGCTGAACCGCAGCGCCGAAGGTGCGGACGTAGGCGCCGGCGAACTGTCCGGGTTCGATCTGCGCGCCCCAGACCCCGAGGTTCGCGTAATTCGCGGTGCCGGCGCCGCCGATGAGTGCGGGACCCACAAAGTCCGCGGCGCTGCCGGCGATTGCCGCCGTAATAGCCTGAGAGAACGAGAAGCGCTGCCAAACGGGCGTCACGGTGCACAGGAAGTTCCCACCCGCCGATTTTGGGAGCGCCACGACGGCTGTACTTCCATCCAGCGTCCGCAGCCACACCGAATAGGTGAACATCGAGCCGACTGCCCGCGCGGCCGCCGAGGGCGCCATCAGCTGCGAGACATCCGTGCCGGCCGAGCCGGTGCCCTTATTCAGGAACACCTGGTCGCCTGTCCAGGTGCCATCCGGGGCCTGGATCCCGTTGGTGAACACCTTGGGGAGCAGCCCGCTACCGGTGTTCGAGGCGGTCCACTGATCCGCCGCCTGGGAGTAGGCAACGTAGTTCGCCCGGACGATATCGTCCCGGAGCACGCCGCCGTTCCCGGAGTCGAATGAAACCTCCCACTGGTAGAGGGGATAGGCGCGGTAGCTGATAGTCGATCGTTTACCCGAGAGGGCGGACTGGCGCTTGCGGGATCCCAGAACCGACTTGCGCGGCGGGAAGAGCTTCCCGACGTAGTAGTCGGGGAACACCATGCCGCTCATCGCGCTCCCCGCCGGGCCATGGTCGCCAGGGACTGGAAGACCGCGCGCTGATTCGATCGGTTCGCCAGAAGGCTCCGCATGCTGGTATCCGCGACCGTGACCGGTCCGTAGTTGTGGGTGTCACCGCCGCCCTTGCCCCCTCCACCGCCCATACCCGGCATGGTGCCGCTGCGGCGGGCCTCCTCAGCGTAGGGCCGCGGCACGACCGCCTCGCCCTTGTGAAGCTTGTACATGCCGTCCGTCGACAGATTCATGGCGCCCGTGTCCAAGGACGCGAGGCCCTCATAGGCCGCCACCGCTGCGTAGGCCGCCGCGGCCGCCGCCGGTGCCAGGATCCAACCGACATAGGGGATCTGGGCGACGCTCGAGTAGGTACCGCTGAAGGCCTTCGCCGCATCCTGGAGCACCGTCTTGCCGCCGATCGCTGCGGACTGGGCGTGCGCCACGCTGGCGGCCGCCGCCGTGGCCGAGGTGCGTGCCGCCGCGCCGGCGATCGTTGCGGACGTCTGGGCGGCCTCGCTCGTAATTGTCGCGGCCGCCTTCTGGTTCTGAAATAGCGCGTGGTAGAGAAATCCGCCCTCTTCCATGGCGCGGGTCTGGCCCTCCTCGGAGCGCCGTAGCAGGAGTCGCGTGGTCAGCGCTTTCGCATCGTTGGTCAGTTCCTTCGTCAGGAGCTCACCGCCGATCTGCAGGAGTGACTGCGACATGCTGCGCCGGCGGCTGATCATGTCCGAGATGAACGAGCCCTCTGCGCCCTCAATCTCTCCAATCGCCGTCTTCCAGAGCTTCGCCTGCTGCGCGGAGTTGCGCTGCATCTCCTCCAGAATCTTGCCGTCCTCCTCGATCTCCGAGTGGATCATCCGCAGCTTGTTGTCGTAGCGCTGCTTGTCGAGCCGCTCCTGCTCCTGGACGTTGCGCGCGTACTCCTCGAAATAGCGCCCGTTATCCGCGATGCCCAGTTCGATGACGCGCTTGCGGTCGTCGAGCACACGCTGATTTTCCCGGAGCTGTGTCTGGGTTGCCTGGCGCATGAGATCGGCCGAATGTTCGGTGTACTCACGCTGCGCCGATTCCGCGGCCTGATTCGCCTTCACGACCGTGTCCACGGTATCAGCGCCATAGAACTTCTTGGCGAGCTTGGCGTAGTCCTGCAGGGCCTGGAGACGTTCCAGCGTGCCGGCTTTGAAGGCGTCGACGCCCGCCTTCACGTTCTCCATTTCCTGCTCGAGCATCGAACGGGAAAGTGCCGCAGATGCCTTGGCCGCGCCGTCCGCCGCGTTCGCGGTTGGGGAGGCCCCTCCGGCGGCGGCACCGCCCGCCGCCGCGGCGTGCTTCGCCGGCTCGGGCGCCTCGAATGGCTGACCGCGCTCGATGGCGAGGAAGCTCTTCACCATCGCGTTGCTGATGGAGCTGCCGAGCTTGTCCCACTCCGCGCGCGCCGTGGCGAGCGCACCGATGTGGTCGCCCGTCAGTCCGTTCACGGCCTTCATTGATTTGGCGACGCCCTGCTCGCTTAGATCGACTGCGCGGATGACCTCCACCACCTGTGCGCCGCGGGCACCCAGTTCCTTTAGCAACGCGTTGTGCGTCTCAACGGCGGTATGACTATCCGTGAGGCTCGCGTGCAGCGCCTGGATCATCTTCGATGAATCGAAAAGCGGATCCTTGATCTGATCGGCCGTGATGCCGAGGTCCGAGAGTTTCTGAATCGCGGGACCGATATCGGCGCGGGCATCGCCCAGGAGTACGTCGAGCTTTTCGACGACGCGGGCGACCGATTCAATCGGCACGCCGACCTCGCTCGCGGCGAGCTTCAGCGCCTGCATTTCACTCGTGCTGACGTTGAGAACGGCGGACAAGGTCTGCACTTGGACCGCGCGATCTCCGAGCTGCTCAATGACCTCGCCGACCTGACGGATGCCCTCATAGGCGGCCGCGATGCCGGTGATCTCGAAGGCCGTCGAGAGTTGCCCGCGGATACCGCTGAGCGCGCTGCCCAGACCGCCAGCGGAGTCAGCGGTCGCGCGCAGCTCGGCGCCCAGTTCCGCGGAGCGGCCGCGTGCCTCGACGAGGGAAGCTGCGACGGCGCGCAGCTGCTGATCCCCAGCCGGGTCGAGGAGGCCCGCCGCCGATTGCTTGGCGAGCTTGTACATCTCCGAGGCGAGGGAATTGGTCTCGGCTCGGGCGATCGCGAACTTCGCCTGCAGGTCGACGACGTCGGCAGTGGCTTTGACGGCGAGCGTGTTTCCCATCGTACCTACCTCACCTTGTCCACC